GAGCAAATCAACAAGACAGAGACTTACAGAGACCCTGATTCTTTTGCTGATATTGTTCGTGGTATGCATTTGTACGGTAGAAAGATACTTCGCCCAGAAGCAATCGCTACTTGTAAGTATCACTTAGCTTAAGGGAGAATAGATTATGGCGAATATTACAGCTGCTCTTAAAGCCTCTTCAGGCAACTCCCAAAGAGGTAGGAATGTATACTATATAGACAATGTTATTGACTTAACTGCTAATAGCATTAGTCCTAATGGTGATACTATTCAAGCTATCACGATTCCAGCTAACACTATTGTTTTAGCTGCTGGTCTTCAAGTTGTAGAAACTGCAACTCAGAATACTGGAACAGACGCAACAGCATCACTTGGTTTTACAGGTGGTGACGTTGATGAGTTTGTTGCAACTTTTGATATTGATGGTGCTGCCGATGGTGCTTATGCTCCTCAGATTGCAATCACAGGTTTGACTGCTTCCACTTCTGCTGACACAATTGATGTGTTATTAGCAGGTACAGGTGCGTCATTTACTGCAGGTAAAATCCGTGTATATGCAGCAATGATGGATATCAGTGACCAAGGTGACATGTCAGCTAACGAAGTTGATAGAGACACTTTAGCTTAAATCATATATAAGGGAGCAGGGCAACTTGCTCTCTTATTTTACTTAGGAATTATTATGGCAGAGAACTACCTAACATTAACAAATAAAGTCATAGCAAGGTTGAATGAGGTTGCATTAACTTCAGCAACCTTTTCTAGTGCTAGGGGTATACAGGTTCAATGCCAAAATGCTGTAAATGAATCAATTAGATTTATTAATCAGCGAGAGTTTAATTATCCATTTAATCATCAAACTGCTTCTCAAGTATTGACAGCAGGTATAGTTAGATACACTTTACCTGCATCTACTAAAACAGTAGATTATCATACATTTAGAATTGTAAAGAATAGTACATTAGGTAATGGTGGTTACAGATTAAATATACTTGATTACAATGATTATATAAACAGAGTTGTCAATCAAGAAGATGAAATAGAAACAACAACAACAAGCACAACACACACAGCAGGTGATACAACTATAACTGTTGTAAGCACTACAGGTTTTGATAGTGCAGGTAGAATTGTTATAGGCAATGAAGAAATTACATACACAGGTATTACAAGCACTACATTTACAGGATGTACTAGAGGTGCAGGTGGTAGCACAGCAGCTTCAATAGCAAGTGGTGTTACAGTAGCACAGTTTGATAGAGGTAGTGTTCCTGAATATGTAGTAAGAACACCTGATAATAATTATCTACTATATCCATATCCTAATAAATCTTACACAATAAAATTTGACTACTATACATATCCAACTGATTTATCAGCATATGATGATACAACAACTATACCTGATAGATTTGCACCTGTAATTATAGATGGTGCTACAGCATTTGTGTATCAGTATAGAGGTGAGACACAACAATATCAACTTAACATGCAAAGATTTGAACAAGGCATAAAGAATATGCAAACACTATTAATAAATAAGTTTTCATATTTACGTTCAACCTATATACCAAGAACAGGAGTATATAACTCAGGTAGTGTAGATATTAGGGCATTATAATGGCAGACGAATCTCAAACAGTTCCTTCAGCGTTTGTTTGTGAAGGGGGTTTAGTATTAAATAAATCTACATTTACAATGCAACCGGGTGAAGCATTAGAGTTAGAAAACTTTGAGCCTGATATTACAGGTGGTTACAGAAGAATAAATGGTTTCTCTAAATATGTTTCAGTAGTTGTGCCACAGACAGCATCTCCTACTGAAAAAATATTAATGGTTGTTACTTTTGGTAATAAAGTATTAGCAGCTAGAGGTACTAGCATTTACAGTGCAGACCCGGGTGGTGGTTCATGGACTAGTATAGATAGTGGTAGAACAGGTGCAGGTAAGTATAGGTTTGAAAGATTTAATTTTGATGGTACAGATAAATTAGTTGTTGTAGATGGTACTAATGCTCCTACCGTTTTTAATTCTTCATTAACTGCGACTGATGTATCAGCAGCTTCTGTAGCAGGTGCTAAACATGTAGTTGCCTTTAGAGACCATATGTTTTATTCAGGCATGTCTAGTACACCTCAAGAGTTAGTATTTAGTAAGCCTTTTGATGAAGATGACTTTTCAAGTGGTGCAGGTTCAGGTTCTATTGCAGTTGATGATACTATTGTAGGTATTAAAGTTTTCCGAGATAACTTATTTATTTTTTGTGAAAATAGAATATTTAAACTAGCAGGTTCTTCAGTATCAGATTTTACTATAGCTGATGTAACAAGAGATATAGGCTGTATAAATGGTGACACTATTCAAGAATTTGCAGGTGACCTTATATTCCTTGGTCCTGATGGCTTGCGTACCATCGCAGGTACAGCTAGAATCGGTGACGTGGAGTTGGGTACTATAAGCTCTAATGTACAGAGCATATTTAATGAAAATATTGCAAGTGCTTCTGAATTTGATAGTGTCGTTATACCAGATAAAACACAGTACAGAATATTCTTTACTAAGAGTGGTACTGTAGATAATCAAACTAAAGGTATTATATGTTCGCTTAGAGGTCAGAATTTTGAGTTTGCAGAACTTAGAGGTATAAAACCTTCTGCTACTGACCACTTTGTTAATGATGGTGATGTAATAGTTTTACATGGTGGATATGCAGATGGGTATATATACAGACAAGAACAAGGTAGTACTTTTGATGGTATTAATATAGCAGGTAAATATAGAAGTCCTGATTTAACTTTTAATGACCCCGGAATAAGAAAACATATGCAAAGGGTTATTATAAACTATAAGCCTGAATCAACAGTAGATGCTGATTTGTTTTTACGGTACGACTATGAAGATGCTAATTCATCTAGACCTGCAGCATACCCATTAGACTCAGGAGATGTTGTTGCTATATATGGAACATCTGTTTATGGAGTACCTACATATGGTGGTGCTGCACAGCCATTAGTTAGACAGGCAGTAGAAGGTTCAGGTTTTGCTGTAGCTTTAAGGGTAAGAGATGGAACAGGAAGTGCACCTTATTCACTTAAAGGTTTTCAGTTAGAATATCAATTAGGAGCAAGAAGATAAATGGGAGCTACATACACTAGACAATCCTCGTATACAGATGGAGATATAATCACTGCGGCTCATACCAATGATGAGTTTAACCAGTTATTAGCTGCCTTCGCTGCAAGTACAGGACACACCCATGATGGTACGACTGCTGAAGGTGGTCCTATCACTAAACTATTAGGTACTGGAATCACAATAGGTGATGGCACAGCAGGTACAGATATTACAGTTACATACGATGGTGAATCCAACGATGGTGTAATGAAGTGGATGGAAGATGAGGATTATTTTGAGTTCAGTGATGACATACTTATTGCTTCTACAGAGAAGCTACAATTCAGAGATACAGCTATATACATCAACTCAAGTGCCGATGGGCAACTTGACATTGTTGCCGACACAGAAGTCCAAATAGCTGCACCAACAATTGACATAAATGGTGATGCAGACGTATCAGGTACACTTACATACGGTAGCTTATCTGATGGCTCTATAACTATTACAGCGTTTGTAGATGAAGATAACATGGCATCTAACAGTGCTACTCTTATACCTACACAGCAATCTGTAAAAGCATATGTGGATGCACAAGTAACTGCTCAAGACCTAGACTTCCAAGCAGATACAGGTGGTGCATTAAACATAGACTTAGATAGTGAGACACTTACTCTCACAGGTGGCACAGGTATTGATACAAGTGGTAGTGGTAATGCTGTTACATTTGCAATAGATTCTACTGTAGCTACACTTACAGGCACACAAACACTTACTAACAAAACAATAGATGTTGATAACAATACTGTATCTAACATTGAAGTTGACAATCTCAAATCAGGTGTACTAGATACTGACTTATCAAGTGTATCTGCAAGTGATGACACACTAGCTTCAGCAAAAGCTATTAAGACTTATGTAGATGCTCAAGTTACTGCACAGGACTTAGACTTTCAAGGTGACTCAGGTGGAGCACTAAGTATTGACTTAGATAGCGAAACATTAACAGTTGCAGGTGGTACAGGTATTGATACTTCAGGTTCAGGTAACACACTTACAGTTGCTATTGACAGTACAGTTGCTACACTTACAGGTACTCAGACACTTACAAATAAAACACTTACAACTCCTGTTATAAGTAGTATCAGTAATACAGGTACTATTACATTACCTACAGCATCAGACACATTAGTGGGTAGAGCTACTACTGATACATTAACTAACAAAACTATTAATGCAGACAATAACACAGTATCTAACATTGAGGTAGATAACTTCAAAGGTACAGCTATTGTAACTGAAGCAGAAGGTATTGGCTCTA